GCGGGCACCTTAGCACCCATATGGGTGAAAAGGAACCGATACGGGTGCCCTTGCGCCCGTATCGATTTTCTTGCTGGGCGGAGTTGACACGGCACCCAAACGGGTGCGAAGGTCGCCGTATGGCAACCCCGAACACTCAGCGCGGCGATCTCATCGACGCGATCGAGACGGCCCGAATCGCTGACGATCGCTCTGTCGCATGGCTCGCTCGTCGCGGGAATATCCCCACGTCCACGCTGCGGCGCAAGTTGGCCGGCGAGGCTGATTTCAGCGTCTGGGAGGTGGCGGCACTCGCCCGCGCCCTCGGCGTCCGGGTGAGCGATCTGCTCCCCGAGGGCTGGGAGAACGCCGAGCAGGACGACGAGTCCGCGACCGAGGACGCGGCGTGACTGAGCCGAGCGCCGCCGCGTGGGCGCGGTTCGGGATGCTCGCCGTCATCGCCGAGCGCGAACTCGAGGACGCACGCAACGCGGAGGCCGCGGCAGCCGTCCTGGCGGCGGCATGAACCGGTACGAGGCGGCGCTGCTCGCGTTCGCGGCCGTGCTGCTGATCCCCGCTCTCGCGTCCGGCGTGTTCGCCGGCATCTCACTCGTGGGCGTGCTCGCCGCTGTCGCGGCCGTGGCGTCCATCTGCATTCGTCCGGCGCGCAACTAGCCGCCGGTATCCGATCCAAATCGAAGGGCACATTCTCATGGATCAGCACACCAAGGAACAGATCGCTCTCGCCGCGTGGGAGCGTCACGAGCGGATGATGCGGACCTGGACCGCTATTCGGTCGATCGAATCGCTCGCCGGCCACGCGCCCGAGATGAGCGAGAGCGACATCGAGGACTCGGCCGCGTGGATCTGGGGCGTGTTCACACAGACGCCGTCTCTCGAGCCGCTGAGCGACGAGGCGCACGCCGAGCAGGCTCAGGTCTACGCGCGTCTGATCCGGTTTCTCGACGACGAGGTCGCGATTCAGTTCGCCCGCGACGCGTGGGGCGACCGCGAGTTCACCTCGCGCGGGCTGCTCGGATACGGCGTCGCGTGGTCGCCCGACGAGAACACGATCGTCGCGACCTATCACGTCCTGGATCGCGGCGTGTGGGTGCCTCAGACGCGGGTCGCTCGTCATGGGTGACACCCGGCGGGCATCCGTCGACGGGCGCGACGAGCGCGTGCGACGGGCTGTCGCATCCCAGCGCCGCGCCGAGCGCGACGAGCGCTTTCACGACCGCCGCGAACTGCGCCGGTCCCGCAACGTGACGAACGAACTCGCGGAGGTCGAGGGATGAGCGATGTCATGCAGGCGCAGGCGTGCCGCTGGTGCTCGGGCCGGCGCCGGTGGGCTCGTCTCGTCGGATCGAAGGTCGCCGCCTGGTGGTGCACGCGGTGCGACGGATCCGCGGCGCACCGGCTCGAGCCCGAGAGCGAGGCCGGCGCGTGAACCGGAAGCGGAAGAGCGGCCGGCGCGCGACCTATCAGGCGGTGCTCAAGCCGCGCGCCGCACGCCGTGGCGCGAATCTCGGGCTGGCGTCGGGCGCCGAGATCCTGGCGTCGATCGTCGTCCGCGACCTCTTCGGATGGGGGCGGCGATGAGCGACGATCTCGACGGGCTGGTGCTCGATCTCGACGAGTCGGTCTATCACGCTCACCCGGCGCTGTCGTCGACGGGGGCGCGTCAGTTGCTCGTCGCGCCGGCGAAGTTCGAGCACGCGCGCCGCAATCCGTCGCCGCCGAAAAAGGTCTACGACATCGGGACGGCGACGCACTCGAAAGTGCTCGGCATCGGCGCTCAGGCAGTCGCCTACCCGACCAAACTGCTCGCCGAGAATGGCGCCGCGTCGACGAAGGCCGCGAAGGCGTGGGCCGACGTGCAGCGCGCGGCGGGTCGCGTGCCGATGAAGCAACACGAGATCGACGTCGTCGACGCTATGGCCGAGTCTGTGCTCGCTCACCGCGGCGCCGCTGCGCTGCTCGAGCAGGTGGGTCCGCGCGAGGCGTCGGTGTTCAGCACCGACCCCGAGACGGGCGTGCCGCTGCGGTGCCGGTTCGATCTGCTCGGCGCCGGCGGCGGACGCCGCATCGGGGTCGACCTCAAGACGAAAGCGAGCGACGCGACGGCGACGGCGTTCGCTCGCGCGGCCGCGGATCTTCGGTACGACGTGCAGCAGGCGCATTACGAAGTGACCGCCGCGGCCGCCGAGATCGAACTCGACGGGTTCGCGTTCATCGTCGTCGAGAAGGAGCCGCCGTACCTCGCGAATGCGCTCATGCTCGACGCCGATTTCGTCGAGATCGGGGTCGCGAGTGCCGCCGCCGCGCGCCGACTCTTCGCCGCGGGCATCGAGTCCGGCATGTGGCCCGGATACCCGCAACACATTCAGCTCGTGCGCCCGCCGATGTGGGCGATCTACGACCACACGGACCGACAGAACACGGAGAACCAAGCATGACGATCGAACTGCCCGTCGACGACGCCCCGTCGCGCATTCACCGGATGCCGACCGCGGCGCCGTCGCCCGAGGACGTGACGCACACGCTCGCCGAGTACGAGCGGCTGGCGATCAGCACCGGCGACGCCGTCGCGATCGGCGCGCCCGAGTTCACCTCGGACGGTGAGACGTGGTCCGCGCTGTGGCTCGGCGATCGGCCGCCGGTCGGCGCCCGCGTCGTCGTGCACCGGGCCGGTGCGGCGACGCACGTCACCCGCTCGTGGGTTGAGTCCGCACCCGCGGATGAGATCTGGCTCGATCTCTGGACCCGTCGCCCGATGACGTTGTTCGGCGCATCGACGATCCGCGCCGCGCTCGCTCGGGCGTTCCGCGACGTGATTGGGACGGACAAGCGAGAGCCTGACGACATGCGCGTCGACGCACCGATCGTCGATCCTGCCGTCTGGGAAGCCGCCGTCGTGCCGCGCCCCGAGATCCCGACGCCCCCACGGCCCGAGGTGCCGACGCCGCCGCGCCCCGAGGTGCCGCGCCCGCCGCGGCCCGCCGTGCGCCCCGCGAGCGTCGCCGTGCCCCGACCGCCGTCGCGCGGCGTGCACCGGCTCGAGGACGTCGTGCTGCCCGCCGCGAAGCCGGGATCAGCCCGCAAGAGCAAGTCGCGCGGATCCCGCGACTCGGGAAAGCGGCAGGGCGGGCAGCGATGACGATCGGTTACCCGAAGCCGGCGCGCCGGCACGTCGCCACGGGTGCGGACCTCCGCGCGCTGAACGACCTCGTCGACGCCCGCGATCAGCAGCGGTGCATCCGCTGCGGCGAGGTGATCTGGGAGGGCGGGTCGCGGCATCACCGGCGGCTGCGGTCGCGTGGTGGCGACGACGTCGCGTCGAACCTCGTCCTGGCGTGCGGGTCGGGGACGACCGGATGCCACGGGTGGATGCACGCGAACATCGTCGAGGCGACGAAGCTCGGCTACCTCGTGTCGTCATGGGCCGACCCGCGGTTCGTCGCGATCGAGCACGGCGTGCACGGGCTGGTGTACCTCGCGGATGACGGCACGTTCACGACGACGGCGCCCGAGGGGGCTGTCGCGTGAGCGTGATCGAGCAGGGCGTCGTCGAGGCCGAACGGCTCGAAGTCGACGTCGTGGAGGGCTGGGCGAACGGTGTCGTGGCGCATGATGCCGCGGAGTCTAAGGGTCGGTTCGCCGACCAGGGCGTTCGTGCGCTGGATCTTTTTGCGGGCACCGGATGGGGCGTCGCGCTGCAGGCTCGCGGCATCCGCGAGGGCGGCGTCGAGATCATGCCCGAGGCGGTCGCATCCCGCGACGCTGCCGGGATGGAGACAATCTACCGGGACGTATGGGACGGTTTGCTTTCCGACGACCCGATCACGTTCGAGCACTCGCTGCAGATCGCGTCGCCGCCGTGCCAGTCGTTCAGCCTCGCGGGGAAGGGCGCGGGGCGGGCCGCGCTCGACGACGTGCTGCGCGCGATCGACGACGGCGCGTATCGCGACCCGCTGGAACTGCGCGCGCTCGGCGCCGAGACAGACGATCGGACTGCGCTCGTCCTGACACCGCTCGCGCACGTTCACCGCGACCGGCCGACGTACATCGCCTGGGAGCAGGTGCCGCCCGTGCTGCCCGTCTGGGAGGCGTGCGCGGCCGTTCTCGAGCAGATGGGTTACTCGGTCTGGACGGGCATCATGCGTGCCGAGCAGTACGGCGTGCCACAGACCCGGCGTCGCGCTGTGCTCATCGCGCGAGCGGACGGAGTTGCCGCGGCGATGCCCCGTCCGACGCACTCGCGCTACTACGAACGCGATCCGAAGCGACTCGATTCGGACGTTGCGCCCTGGTTGAGCATGGCCGACGTGCTCGGGTTCGACGAGTTCCACGCTGAGAAGGCGATGGGCAAGGGCATGGTGGAGCGATACGGCGAGCGCCCGGGGCGGGCTGCGACTGAGCCGGCATTCACGATCCGAGCCTCAGCGGGCGGGATGGAGCCTGGTGGCTTCATGCTCGTGGGCAATCAGGTTCCGAGGGGGCGAGAGCGCGGGGACTACCACTCGCGACCGTCGACGGTGCCCGCTCAGACGATCACGGCTCAGTCCCGTAGCTGGTCCCTCCGATCGAACTACGGGACGGGCGGTAATCCATCGAAGCGTGGCGAGCGACTGGCCGAGCAGCCGGCGCCCGCGATCACGAGCAAGGCAGACCGGAACAAGTGGAACGGCTCTCGCAAGATGACGGCCGATGAAGCTGCGACGCTGCAGTCGTATCCCGACGACTTCCCGTTCGCGGGGTCGAAGGTGAAGCAGTTCTTGCAGATCGGCAACGCCGTCCCGCCACTCATGGCGGGCGCGATTATCGACGAGCTCTTGAGCCCCGCCCGAGCGGTCGTCGCCTGATGGAAGAGGGCGGGTGGGTGAAGAGCGCCCGGTCAGAGCGCGTCACGCTGGCCGCCCTCGCCGAGATCGAGAAGCGGCAGCAGCGCTTTCCGGTGTGCGCGCTCGTGTCCTGCAATCAGCGGGTGAAGAGGCTCGACGAGTTCGGGCTCTGCAGCAAGGTCAGTGATTCACACAAGGTTTGGCGCGCGCAGACGCGCCGGGAGATGGGCGTGGTGTTCCGATGAGTCTGATCGCTGAGGGGTTCGCGCGGTGGCGTGAGTGCCGCGAGGCATACGACGAGGTGCTGCTCGCGGTGTACACGCGCGCCGAGACGGAGACGAACGGCCGGCTCGTGAACGCGGAGGGTCGCGCCCGGGGCATCGACCCGATGTCGCTGTTCCTGGGGCCGGCGGCGCGCGCGCGCCGGTGGGCGTCCGAGGAACTGCTCGATCACTGGACGCGGCATCCGCGGATGCCGTTCGTCGAGTTCGAGCGGCAGTGGGCCGCCGCGCATGACGAAGAGATCTACGCATGATGCCGCGGTTCGCGATGACGTACGTCGTCGCATGGGCTGACTACTTCGGGCACGGCCGGCATCTCGTGAAGGTCGGACGCGCCTGGCGATTCAGCCGCGTTCACATGATGACCCGCACCGGCGGGCAGGTGCTCGTGCTCGCGCGTGGCACCGACGCGACGTGGGAACGCGAGGCGCTGCGATCGCTGCGCCGGTGGTTCCCCGCCGCATTCCGCGACGAGCGCGACGCGCTCGACGTGCTCCCGATGGGCCGCGGCTGGTCGGAGTGTTTCGAGGTCGACGACGCGCATCTGCGCCTCGCCGTCGACCTGTGTTTCGAGGGATTCGCGAGGGGTAATGAGCAGGGCTGGAACGAAGCAACGGACGATCGCGCCGAGCGACCTCGAGTTCGTCGGCTACCTGAGAGCGCCGGACGAAGCGAAGCCGACCGCGCTCGGCCTGTGGCTGCACACGGATCTCGAGGGCCGGCGGGAACTGGTGCCGGAACTGATCGCCGCGGCGATCTACCCGGGGCGAGCGGCGACGGATCTCGTGATCGAGCATGTGCTGCTGCTCGAGGAATGCGGATTCCTGCAGACCTACGACGTCGGCGGCCGGGAGTACCTGGAACTGCGGCACCGGCTGCGCGCCGACACCCGCGGGGCGCCGCCCTCGGAGTGCCCGCCGGCGCCGGATCGGGGGATCCCACGGGATCCCGTGGCTGTGGGGGGAGCGAGCGCGCGAGAGCGGGCCGAGGCGCGGGTGCGTGCCGAGCAAGCCGAGCGGGCGAGCGAGTGGGCGGCGTGGGAGCAAGCGCAAGAGCGACCCCGAACACCTCGCCGGCCGCTGCTGCTGGACGCTCCGAACATCGGGTGCCCCGATCACCCTGGCGGCCAGTTCGCCGACTGTGGCCCATGCGGCACCGCTCGCCGACGTCACGACCGATGGATCGCACAAGAGCGGTACACGCAACAGGTCGCGACGGATGAAGAGCCGTTCTGACGGCACGACGATCGCCGACGAGTGGTTCGCCGACTACCTGGCGCGGCTCTCACGGTCACGCGACCGGGTGTCGCGGCTGCGGCTCGAGGGGTTCGGGATGCCGCCGGCTGACGAGATCGCTCGTCGGGACTACGACGAGCAGACGGAGATGCGGCGGCGGATGCTGCAGCACACAAGAGACGTGAAACACACGAGAGAGAAGGTCTGAACATGGCAGGGGAAACGGTGCTGACGGTCGTCGGCAACCTGACCGCCGACCCGGAACTGCGGCACACGCAGAACGGGCTCGCGGTCGCGGGGTTCACGGTCGCATCGACGCCTCGGGCGCTCGACCGGCAGTCGGGGGAGTGGAAAGACGGCGAAGCGCTGTTCATCCGCTGCAGCGCGTGGCGCGAACTCGGCGAGAACGTCGCGGGGTCGCTGCGAAAGGGGATGCGGGTCATCGTGACGGGCCGCCTCAAGATCCGGTCGTACAGCGACGAGCACGGCAACCCGCGTTCGTCGACCGAGATCGAGGTCGACGAGATCGGCCCGTCTCTGCGCTATGCGACCGCGAACGTGCAGCGTGTCGCCTCGCGTCAGTCGACGCCGGCGACCGGCCCGAACGACGCGTGGTCATCAACGCCGAGCGGAGAGGGGGCGCCGGCCTATGGCGACGACACGCCGTTCTGAGTCCGAGGCGCCGTCGTCGACCGACGCCGTCAATCATCCGTCGCACTACACCCGGTTCCCGGGGGTCGAGGTGATCGACCTGACGGAGCATCTGAACTTTTGCCGGGGTAACGCGGTGAAGTACATCGCGCGCGCCGGGGCGAAGGATCCGGCCCGGGAGATCGAAGATCTCGAAAAGGCGCGGTGGTACATCGACCGTGAGATCGAGCGCACCCGGCGGGAGAAAGTCGATCGGAAGATCCGCGAGCACGGCGAGGCGCGGTCGGCGGCGCTCGCGAGCGAGGGGATCGAGTGACCGCGTTCGAGTTCGTGCAGTGGGTGCTCGCCGTGTTCGTGCTGGCGGTCGCGGGGCTGATCCTCGCGGCGATGTCGGCCGGGTTCGTGCGATCTTTCCGTCGCGGTCGGCGTGGCTGATCGTCTGACGCGCCGGGAGCGGCGCCGTGTCGGGCGGGGCATCCGCCGGCGGCGCCGCCTCGCCCGGTTCGGTGAGTCGATCGGCGTGCCGCTGATGCCGTGGCAGGTCGAATGGCTCGACCGGCTATTACGCGGCGAACGGGTGTGGCGGGTCGGCGGCCGCCGTGGCGGCCGGCTCGCAATGGTGACTGTGGCGAAAGCGAGGGGGATCGGTGGCTGAGGATCTGTGCGTGTTCGATCACGCCGAGCGCGGTAGGCACTACTCGGAATGCGTGTCCTACGGGACGTCGACGGATACCTCGTGCAAGGGATGCGCGCCGGCGAAGGTGCAGCCGGGATCCGCGGTCTGCGGGCCGTGCTGGCGCCGCGTGCGGCTGCTCGTCGACGAGGCGCCCGACATGGTGGCGCACCTCCGATCGAAGGCTGACCCGATGAAATCGGGGTGGAACTTCGATCGCGAGATCGTCTCGTCATCCCGTGTCGAGTTGCCGGCGCCGGTGGCCTCGGATCTCGTCGACGCGTCCGACGACATCATGCGGACGCTGCGCGGGTGGGCTCTCGATCTGCAGTTCCCGGGGCACCCGTACAGCCCATCGGGACTCGAGGCCGGCGCCGAGTCTGACGAGGCATACGCCGACGCTCGAGCGTGCGCCGACGTGATCCTCGCGGCATACGCCGGCGCGATGTCCGACCCCGATCGGGCTCGGATGCTCTCTGACGCATTCCGCGGCGAGGGCCGCGACCCCGAGGCGCGCGGCTGGTGGACGGTCGGCGACGCGCTGCAGAAATGGCGGCTCGACGATCAGCGCCGGTGGGCGAAGTCACCGTGCCCGATCTGCGATCTGCGAATGGTCCGCGTGATCCCGTCCCGAGCCGGCCGTGTCCGGTTCGTGTGCGAGCGCCGCGGGTGCGACTGGTCCGGCGATGACCGCGACATGTTCCTCGCCGAGCAGTTCGTCACCGACTACTCGTTCAAGACGGCGCACAGTGAGCAGGTCGACCCGGACCGCCTGGCCGAGTTCGTCGCGCGATCGCGCGGCATCCTCGAGCCCGAGCGGATCGCCGAGTTCGTCGACGAGCGCCGCGGCGAGCGTGAGGCGGTGGTCGCCTGATCGCCGACGAGGCGGGGGAGATGTGGGGCACGACGCGCGAGATCGCGTCGGCCCTGCAGATCTCCGAACGGACGGTGAAGCGGTACACGGCCGATCCGACAGTGACGATCCGGCGGGCCGGCAAGTTCCGATCGCTCGGCGACGTCGTTCGAGCAGAGCAAGAGAAACGCCGGCGGATGAAGGCCGGCGGGCGCAAGTGATAGCGGCGGGGCGATGAGAGCGGATCTCATCGCCCCGCTGTTTGCGTGTCGATCTCGTCGACGGCGCCGACCCAGACCCAGCAGCGGTGAGCGGCGCCGTCGACAGTGAACTCGAGGCCGATCGCGTCGGGTGTCCATCGGGCCGCGACCGCGTTCACGCGTACGGGGGTGTCGCCGAAGCGGACCCATGCGCGGACCTTCCGGCGCGGCTGCGGGTCGATCGTCAGGGGCACCTCGTCGAGTCGCAACTCGGTCGACGTGAGCGACTGCAGGGGGCCGGCGGCCGCGGTGCGCTGCAGGATGCGTTCGTTCATCTGCCGATCGACGCCGGCGGCGTAACGCTTGCTGGTGCCCATGTGCGGCCGAGATCCTTTCCCCGGCCGAGACGATCTCATGTTACGCCGACATAGACTCGCGCCATGATCCCGAGTGACGGATTCGAGGCCGGCGAGCAGCCGTCATGCGAGCGCTGCGGAACGGTGATGCGGGAGAGCGACGGCGAGTATGTCTGTGGCTATTGCGGGTGGTCGCTCGAGGTGCCGTGGGTTGAGCGGCCGAGCGCTGGCGACGACCTCCCGGGCGTCGGAGGGTGATTTAGTAAATAGGCATAGACAACCTGCCGTCTACACCTATAGACTGATAGCATGAAGCGCGGCGAACTCGTCAAGAGAATCAACAAGATCGCGAAGGCTCAGGGCGAGTCGGCCGTCTACACCGAGGGCGGGCGCCACACTCACGTTCGCATCGGCGACAAGCAGACCACGATCCCGCGTCACTCGGAAGTGAACGAACTCACGGCGCGCGGGATTCTCAAGTTCCTGGGAGGGGAGAAGTGATGCGAGTTACAGCGAACGCGACCCGGTCGGGCGACTGGTGGGCCGTCGAGGTTCCGGCGATCCCGGGGCTGTTCACGCAGGCTAAGCGGCTCGATCAGGTCGCCGACGAGGTGATCGACGCGGCGGCGATGCTCGGGGAAGAGGTCGAGGCGGTCGACGTCGAGGTCGTCGAGATCTCGGAGTCATTCACCGCGAACGATATCCGCGGCATACTGCGCGAAGTTCTCGACACTCGCGCCCAGGCGCGCAATGCCGAGGCGCTGTCGGGCATCGTCGTGCGACGGGCGATCTCGGCGTTCCGAGCGGAGGGGCTGACTGTGCGCGACGTCGCGGTGATGCTGCAGTTGAGTCCGCAACGCGTCTCAGTACTCGACCGCGAACCCGAGGTGAGTCCGGCAGTACCCGGGGCGCCGGTGTTGCGAGAGGAACGCCTGGACAACGAGCAGATTCTCGCGGAGGTGCGAGAGACGGCGAAGCGGAATGCCCGCCGGGTCGCTCGTCGATAGACCCTTGTCACCCTTGTCACCAATCTGTGATACGCTACGCGTGCGGAAGAATTGACTTCATCGGAACCCCTCGGCTGATCTGGCCGGGGGGTTCCGTCGTTCCCGTATGGTCTTCCCGGTCGTGCCCGACCGGGGATCTCGCCCCGTCACGTCTGCTCACGCTCACAACCTCTGGCCGCCGTCGAGTGCGCCGTTCGAGCGGCTGATGCACGCCGCGGACGGGGCGCAGTCTTTCCCGAGCGAAGGGGGTCGCATGTCCATTGCTGACGCGATTGCAGGGGGACCGCCGCGGGCGCCTCGCGCGCGCACGAAACTCGACGCGTACCTCGAAACGCTCGACGAGCGCGACCGGGATGCCGTCGAGGTCATGCTGCGCGACCGGGACTGGAAGCACGCCGACGTGCGCCGCATCCTGGCCGAGCATGGGCTCGAGGCGTCTCAGGTGCAGATCGCGCGGTGGCGCGAGGATCGCGGGGTTCACCGTGTCAGTCGCTGACGCGATCGCCGCTCAAACGCCGAGCGTGCCGCCCGAGTGGCGCGCTCGCCACGAGACGATCGGCGGCGAGACGGAGGTCGTCACCGGCCCGATTCCTCCCGTCGAGAACGACGCCGAACTGCTCCGACAGTTCGGGTACGACCCCGACGAGATCGAGGTCGTCGGCACGATCAATCAGTGGCGCAAGCAACTCGCGAACGGCGAGTGGCGGGTGTCGTATTTCTTCAAGCATCGGCCGCGAGCACAGTCGCTCAGTCTGCCGGCGCTGTACGCGGCCGCGCGCCGCAAGCCTCGGAAGCCGCTGCAGCCGGCCGCCGGCGAGCGGGTGACGGTCGTCCTGATCGCCGACCCTCAGATCGGCAAGACAGGCTCGCGGGGCGGTACGCCGGAACTCGTCGAGCGCCTGGCCGAGAAGCGCGTCGCGCTCGCGGCCGAACTCAAGCGCCGGCGCCCGTCGCGCACGGTGCTCGCAGACGTCGGGGATCTGTTCGAGGGGTTCGAGTCCGGCGGTAATCCGATGTTCACGAACGATCTGTCGCTCGCACAGCAGATGGATCTCGCGGCGACGGAGGTCTACGAGTTCGTGCTCGTCATGGGCCGGCATGGGCGCGTCGACGTGCTGGCGGTGCCGAGCAATCACACCGCCTGGCGCGCCGGGAAACAGGTTCTCGGCAAGCCGTCCGACGACCTCGGGCTGTTCGTGCATTCGCAGGTCGCGAAGGTGGCCGACGCGAAGGGGCTCGACGCGACCTGGCATCGGCCGGCGGCGTACGACGAGGCGGTGACGCTCGACGTGCTCGGCACGGTGATCGGCGTCGTGCACGGCAATCAGTTCCGGCCCGGAGCGGCTGTGAACTGGTGGCGGGGGCAGCAGCACGGCGGGCAGCCGGTCGGCGCCGCCGACGTGCTGCTCACGGGGCACTATCACCACCTGTCGATCCTGCCGACCGGGCGTAACCCGTACACGGGGCGCTCGAAGTGGTGGATCCAGGCGCCGACGCTCGACAACGGGTCCGACTGGTATCGGAACGTCGCCGGCGACGACTCGGATCCGGGTCTGCTCGTGTTCGACATCACACCCGACGGGTTCGACCTGCAGTCGCTCACCGTCCTCTGAAACGTCCCGGGTTCGACCGGGCCGGTAACCGCGGATACCGAAGCAATGCGCGGCGCGTCATGCCGGACGTGAAGTAAGCGGCGCGCGGGCGAGTACTGACGGTTCGGGTCGGTGCTCGCCCGCATCCACATGTGCGAGTGAGAGGGGATCACATGAGCAAGCGATTCTTCGACTATCCGGTGACCGCTGACCGCGCGGAGCACGCGCGTCGCGGTGTCGGCGCCGCTACCGATTACGCGTGCCCGATGGGCTCGCTCGTCGACGCGCCGTTCGCCGGCGCGCTGACGCGGCGCGACACGAGCGACGGCGGGTTCGGGCTGCGCCTCACGGGCGATCGGTTCGTGTTCGTCGCTCAGCATCTCAGCGAGCCGGTGAAGCCGGGGCGTGTCGCCTGGCGGTCGGGCGTCGCTCGATCCGGCAACACGGGCACCGCGACGACTGGCCCTCACGTTCACGCGTGGATCCTCGTTCGCGCGACGGGTGAGCGCCTGTCGTTCGAGGAATGGCTCGATCGCTACGTCGAGAAGTCGGGGAAGCCGGCGCCGAAGCCGGCGCCGAAGCCGACGCCGGCGAAGGTTGCGCGCACGCTCGTCGGCCGCGAGATCGTTCTCGGCTCGTGGTACTGGTACGCGACCGCTGCTGCCGCTGTCGCGATGCGCGGCAAGCGTGGCAAGGGCAAGGGGCAGACGATGCTCAGCGGCCCGTACACGATTCGTAAGGTCGCCTCGAACGGGGCGATCCTCGTGCGCTCGAACGCGAATGGCGACGTGTGGCTGCACCCGTCCGCCGCGAACAAGATCCGCAAGTAGGGCGCGCCTGTCGAGATCGTCGACGAGCCGGCCGAGCCGATCGAAAGTGAAGGCGCCCCGGGGGAGGGGTAGTCGTCGAACCGTGCGGGGCCGGGTGGCCGTGGCTGCTCGCCTCGCACGGGGTCGCCGGCGGCGCGGGGATCGGGGGTGCCGGCATGTCGTACGCATCTCGAGGTGTCGACCCGATGCCCTCGCGTGCCGACTATCTGCGGCTGCTGGCTGACGTCTGTCCTGCTGGCTCGATCTGTCATCTGTGCAGAAAGCCGGTCGTGTACGGACTCAGACGGGGGCACCGTCTCGGCCCGTCGCTCGACCACGTCATACCCCGGAGTAAGGGGGGCCTGTGGATCCGCTCTAACCTTCGGCCCGCTCACTTCGGATGCAACGCTGCTCGCAAAGATCGACCGATCGCCCGCAACGGGCACCGCTCGAGGCAATGGGGTCGAGGCCACCGCCCGGAGTGATGTTCGATTTTTTGCCGACCGACCTCACGCCTCACCCTCGCCGCGACCAAAAATCCCTCTCCCCGATTCGTTTCATCTCGCCTGTGGGTTCGTGTGGGTCCGTGGCGGGGTCGTCGGGGTCGATCTGAGGTGCGCGTCGCAAACGCGTCGTGTTCGAGCGGCTGTCGGCCGCTGACGGAAACGGTGTGTGCAGCGAGATCGAAAGTAGGTGCGAAGGATGACGGCCGAAAAGCCCGCGAAGCCACGGATGCCGCGGCATGGCACCGTGCGCCGGTACAAAGCGGGGTGCCGCTGCGAGCCCTGCAAGACCGCGAACACGGATGCCCGCCGGCGCGAGCGCGACGCGGCTCGAGCGGCCGCCGGCGAGCCCGTACCCACACGCCGAAAGCGCGTACCCACGAACCCACAAACCGAACCCACGCCGGCGCCGCCGGCACGTCCCGCGTTCCGCCACGAGTCGAACGGAGATGCGCTGCTCTCGATCATCGAGGACGCGCTGTTCGACGCCGGCGGCGGGCTCGTCGCTGCGAAGGTCGCCGCCGATCGGCTGCGCGCTGCAGGGTTCCGGCAGTTCGTCGACGGCCCGATCGAAGCGGCCGCGCGTGAGGCGCTCACAGACCCCGCCGACGCGGCGACGCGGATGCGGCACGAACTCGTGTACCGGGGCGCTCGAGCGCTCGACGACCCGGATAACGCGCGGTTCTACAAATCGACCGTGGAAGCGATGAGGCAAGTTCTCGCGGACCTCTCGGGCGGTGATGAGGGGGGCGGATCCGGTGACATCGTGGAAGCGATCAGGGCAGCCGCCCGGGGTGGAGACGCGGCCGAGGTGGTCGACCCCGCGTAACCCGGCGCGCGAGACGATCGCCGACGAGGTTGTCGGCTGTATGCGGTTGCTCGGCTGGGAGCCGATGCCGTGGCAGCGTGACGTGCTCGACGTCGCGTTCGAGATCGACCCCGAGACGGGGATGCTCTGGTACTCAGAGATCGTCATCATCGTTCCCCGTCAGTCGGGGAAGTCGTCGCTCGTCATCCCGTGGGGGATGCACCGCATGATGATGTGGCCCGACCGGCAGTATCTGCTTTACATCGCGCAGACTCGGGCGAAGGCGCTCGAGAAGTTGGTCGAAGAGCATCATCACCGCATCCTCGGGTCGAAGTTCAAGGGGCAACTGGTCCCGAACCGGCGGGGCGCGACGCTGCATCTGTCGCACGGCGACGAGCACATGCGCTTTCGCAACGGCTCGAAATGGGCGATCGACGCGCCGACCGAGGACGCCGGTCACGGAGGCACGCTCGGCCTGACGATCGGCGACGAGGTGTTCGCTCAGAAAGACGATCGCCTCGAGGCCGCGCTGCTCCCGGCGACGACCGCCGTGCCCGACTCACAGAGCATGTGGATCTCGACAGTCGGTGAGTCGAAAGCGAAGTCGCCGTTCCTCTGGAAGAAGGCCGAGGCCGGTCGAGCCCGCTCCGAACTGCTGCGCGCGGATCCGCGGGCGCTCAATAACCCGGGATATCGGACCCTGTATGTCGAATACTCGGCGCCCGAGGATGCCGACCCCGACGACCCGCTGACGTGGTGGGCATGTATGCCGGCGCTCGGGTTCACGACGACAGTCGGCAAGATCGCCGTGTTCCGGGACACGATGAAAGACGGGTTCTATCGCCCGTTCCTGAACTGGTGGGGCGACGACCTCGCGAGCGACTGGAAGATCCCCGAGGAACGCTGGGCAGTCGTCGGCGACGCCGACTCTCAGATCGCGCGACCCGAACTCGTCTACGTCGTCGACATCTCGCCCGATCGGGACTGGGCGTCGATCGTCGTCGCCGGGGTGAACAAGCGCGGGCAGTATCACGTCGAAGTCGTCAGCGACGGCCCCGGTACGGGGTGGCTCGTGCACGGCGAGGGCGACGGCGACGATCGCCTGATCGGCCTACGTGAACTGCTCGAGCATGACCCGGGCGCGGTCTACTACGAGCACAAGACGACGGGCACACTGCTCCCCGATCTCGTGGCCGCGGAGATCGAGGCCGAGCCGATGCCGGCCGCCGACATGATGGTCGCCGCTCCCGGGCTGCTCGATCTCGTGCTGAACAAGCGCGTCGCGCACCTCGAGCAAGCGGAGTTGACCGACGCGCTCGCGGCCGCTCAGACGTCGAAAGTCGGCGACGGCTGGAAGTGGGTACGCGGTAAGTCGCTGCGCCCGATCACGGCGCTCGTCGCCGCGTCCTACGCCGTGCGAATGCTCGCGCTGAAACTGCCCGATCTGGCATACGACCCTGTCGCCGCGCTGCGCGCTGCGAACTCGAAATGAAGGGAGGGCGCATGACATCGCCTGACATCACGACCCCCGACAAGAGCCGCGGCGAGCGGACGACGGCGGCCGTCGAACTCGTCGCGGTCGCGCTGATCGTCGCCGGCGTGGCGATGTGGTCGGCGCCCGTCGCGTTCATCGTCGCCGGCGTCCTCGTCTGGACGATCGCGCATCCGATCCCGCGGGTGTGGATCCGATGAGTCTGTTCACCCGCGAGGCCGAGACGCGCGATCTGACCCGGGCCGACATCTGGGGGCCGGCGTTCTCTGGCCTCGGCTCGTCGAACTCGTCGGCACTGCAGCAGGTCGCCGCGTACGGCGCTGTCCGGCACATCGCCGATCAATGGGCACAGGCTGAGATCACCGCGACGCAGATGCGCGGCGGCGTCCGGCAGCCGATGAGTGAGGCGCCTCAGATCCTCACGGATCCGTCGCCGATCCTCTCGGCCTACGAATCCCGGTTCGCGATGGTCGCGGAACTGAAGACGCGCGGAAACGCATTCGGCCTCGTCGACGACTCTCGGCGCTACTGCCAGTGGATCCCGTTCGAGTTCGTGACCGTCGACGAGTCGAACCTCGCGAACCCGGTCTACCGAGTGTTGGGCACGCAGGTCGATCTCGTGAAGCGCGGCGGCAATCTGCTGCATATCCGCGAGTTCGTCACGGCCGGCTCGGTCATGGGGCTGTCACCGATCGAGCAGTTCGCGGCGTCGTTCGAGTGGTCCGGCCTGGCACGGTCGTTCGGCCGGCGGTTCCTCAAGGAATCGAGTATCCCGCCGGCGATCCTGCAGGCGAAGACGGCACGGGTCGGCGGCGAGGTGCTGACCGAAGCGCGAGACGATTTCGTTCGCGCCGCGCGTTCGGGCAAGCCGGTCGCGCTCCCCGGCGAGTGGGCATATCAGCGGATCAGCATCTCTCCCGAAGAGGCGCAATTCCTGCAGACGATCGAGGCGTCGGCGACTGAGATCGCGATCATCTTCGGCGTGCCGCCCGAGGTCGTCGGCGGCAAAGCCGGCTCGTCCCGCACTTACTCGAACCGCGAGATGGATCAGAAAGCGTTCCGCGTGCAGACGCTCGGGGGGATTAGCGGGCGCGCCTCGGCGGCGTTCCGCGACGTGCTCCCGACCGACACGGAAGTCACATACGACCTGACCGTGCTCGAGCGCCCCGGAGTCCTCGAGAGCGCCCGCGCGATGACCGAGGAACTGCGGAACGGCACGCGCTTTCTGTCCGAGGCGCGCGAGTCCCTGGGGCGGCCGGCGCCGACCGCAAAGCAAATCGAGGAATGGCAGCAGTGGTTCGCGACGAACAAGAGCGAGTCGCAGTCCGACGCCACCTCCACCGCAATCACAAAGGAGGTCTGACCGATGACACAGAGCATCGAACGGCGCGTGATCGACCGCGAGGTCGAACTGCGCGCCGCGCCCGAGGGATCGAAGAGCCCGGGCATCCTGGCCGGCTACGCGGTCGTCTTCGACTCGCTGTCGCGGGATCTCGGCGGGTGGGTCGAAGAGATCGCCCCGGATGCCGCCGGCGCACCGCTCGAGGGCGGCGTCGTCGACATGGCGCTGCACACGCGAGTCATCGCTCGAGCCGAGCACGACTCGCGACTGCTGCTCGGTACGACCGACGCCGAAACGCTGCGGCTGTACATCGACGAGGTCGGGGTGCGCTACGAGGTCGACCTGCCCAACACGGGCGCCGGCCGCGACGTCGCTGTGCTCGCCGAACGTGGTGATTACCGGCATTCGTCGTTCGCGTTCCACGCGCTCGACGTCGATTGGCGCGAGGACGCAGACGGGCGCCTCGTGCGGCGCGTTACCCGTCTCGTCCTGTCGGACGTCTCCCCGGTCGCCGATCCGGCGTACTGGGCCGCGACGACCGGACTGCAGCAGCGCGACGTCGACGAGGCGCGCGCATCCCTGACACCCACGCCGGCTGTGCCCGGTGAGTGGGAAATCGCCGCGGCCGAACGTGCCGCGGCTCGACAGACTCGCGAGACGCATCCCGCGCTCGCGTCCCGAACCCGCAAGCGCGGGAGATGAGGAGGTAACGATGACTGCCATCGCAACCCGTATCAAGGAACTCGCCGACGAGCAGCGCAAGGCGTGGGAGACGGAGGGCAAGCCGCTCGCCGACATCGCGTCCGAGCGTGCCCTCACGGCCGACGAGCGCGAGAAGTTCGAGCGTCTGGAACGCGCCTACAACGAGTTCGACGACCGGATCACGCTGCTCTCCCAGCAGCGCGACCTCGAGCAGCGCGCCGCCGATTTCGCCGGCGATCTGCTCGGCAACCGGTCCGCATTCGGCAACGCCGTCGACGTGAAGCGATTCGCCGACGAGATCCGCGGCGTGCTGAACGGCGAGAACCGCGACCGGTTCACGGACTACGTGCCGAGCGCGGCCGAGGTCCGTGCGATCATGTCGGGCGAGGCGCGTGCGCTCTCGGTCGGCGTCGCGGCCGCCGGCGGCAACGCTGTCGGGAAGACCTACCTGCAGCAGTTGCTCGAGCCGCTGCGGCAGTTCTCGGGGCTCTACGCCGCGGGCGCGTACACGCTCGTCACCGAGAAGGGCGAAGACGTGATCCTGCCCCGGCTCGCGTCGTTCGGCTCGGCCGCGTCGACCGCCGAACTCGTGCAGGTCGGCGGCACCGACCCGTCGTTCAATCAGGTGACCTTCGGCACGAAGCGATTCGGCCAGTTCGTCGGGATCTCGAACGACCTCGTCGTCGACTCGCTCGTCGACATCGAGGGGCTGACGGCCCGCCTCATCGGTGAGAACATCTCGGCCGCGCTCGGCCAGGATCTCGCCACCGGCACGGGCACCGCTGCGCCCCACGGCATCGCGAACGCCACGACCGCCGGCGTCACCGGCGCGACGGGCGCCGGCGGTGCGCCGACGTGGGAAAACCTGATCGACCTGCAGGAATCGGTGCTCGCGCCGTACCACGCGAACGCCGCGTGGGTGCTGTCGAACTCGGCCGTCGCCTCGGTCCGCAAGATGAAGGATTCCTCGGGCCGCTACCTGTGGGAGCCGAACGGCCAGACCGGCACCGCGTCGCAGTTGCTCGGCGCGCCCGTGCACCGCGACCCCTTCATCGCGGGCGTCGGCCTCGGAGCGAAGTCGATCTTCTTCGGCGATTTCTCGCGCTACTGGATCCGCCTCGTCGGAAACACCCGCGTCGAGCGCTCCGACCACGCGCTGTTCGGTTCGGATCAGGTCGCGTTCCGCGGCGTGCTGCGGGCTGACGGGCGTCTCATGGACGCCTCGGCCGTGAAGCACTTCATCGGCGGCGCGTCCTGATGGGCCGCCCGACGAAGGTCACCGCGGCCGAGTCGGGCGAGATCGAGGGCGCGGAGGTGTCCGCTACGGCGGATGCCGCCGCGTCCTCGGCGCCCGCCGTACCCGACGCGGAGCGGCCGGCGCCCGTCAGCGACGAGCCCACGACCGCGCCGGCACCCGCCGGGGATGACGCCGCGGACGCGTCGACCGACGCGGCGCCGACGGACGCCGACGACGCGTCGACCGACGCGACGCCGGCTGACGCCGACGACGAGTTCGACTCGGGCATCGCCGACGTCGACGAGGTCGAGGTGTTCGTCGCCGTGACGATCACCGGCACACGCAACGGCGAGCCCTGGCCCGCTGTGGGGGAGCCCATCACGCTCCCCGCAACCGAAGCCGAGGCGTACCTCGCCGCCGGCTACGTCACCGCCGACTGATCTCGGCGCAGTGACAAGAGCGGCCCGGGTGCACACACCACCCGGGCCGCTCCCACAAACGAAGGGGGAGGCATGGCGAGCAACTGGCCGCTACACGCCGCCGATCTGCGGAAGGCGTTGCAATACGACGTCGGGCAGGACGACGCCGGCGAACTGGAACTGTTCATGGCCGCCGCGTGCGAGCGCATCGACGTTCACACGGGCCGCTCGACCGAGCCGACCCGCCACGAGGTCGACGGGAAGGTGCCGACCGTGTTCGTGCTCGCCGCCCGGGCCGTCGCGAAACTCTGGTGGCAGCAGGAGAAAAAGGGGCCGCGCGCTCGGCCGACCGAGGGTGAAGACCCGGCCGCCGGCATGGCGGGCGTCGATCTGCCGAGCAAGGTCGCCGGGTGGCTCAAGCCGTACCCGCCGCGCCTGTATCCGGGTGATGCCGAGTGACGTCGATCACACCGGACTCGGCCGCGCTGCGCGCCCGCTCGGGACTACTCGCCGCGGTGCGCGCCGCTGTGAAGGGTGAGCGCGTCGACGTGCTCGCCGGATTCGCCGGCCAACCGACCGAGTTCGACTGGGTTGCCCTGGGCGGCGTGGGTGTCGCCTCGGATCCGGCGACCGTCGCGGCGCGACGGAGCCGAGACGAGACGATCACGCTCGATCTGAACGTCGGTTCGTTCGCGCCCGGTTACGACGATGAGGCCGTAACGAAGGCATGGGGCCGCGCGGCCGAACTGCTGGCGAAGATCTCGACCTACGTCGAGCACGCCGATAACACGACCCTCGGCGGCGCCGTTTCGTGGACCCTCACCGGTTCCGCGGAATGGGACGGCGAAGAGGTGGAGGGCGGCTACCAAGTCGAGGTAGCCGCGACGTTCGTTTGCTCGCACCGTGTGCGGGCTGTCTGAGAGGGGGAACCCGTGAAGTTCAAGAATCAGAGTCCGCTCGGCGCGCTCGAGATCCCGGCGCTCGGCCGCATCGTCGATCGCGACGAAGAGTTCGACGTTCCGGCGGCGATCGCGCCGCTGCTCGCCGGCCAGTCGGCGAACTACGAGCCGGTCGACGACGAGGCGATCGCGCTCGTCGCCGAGATGAGCAAGCCGGCCGCCGAAACCGAGCCCGGAGAGCCTGACGAGCCGGTCGTCGACGCGACGTCGACGAAGCCGGCCCGCAAGACGAGCACGGATCCCGCGCCCGCGGCATCCGCCACCGATGGAAAGGACGGCGACAAGTGAGCACGCAACTCGACTACTCGGTCGGAATCGGTCGAGAGGTGAACTACGGCGTCGCTGTCACGCCGACACGGTTTGTCGAGTCGGAGGCGAAAGCGACCTACGACGTACAGACCGTGAAGGGTCGCGGGCTGCGACCCGGCAAGGGCGTCGCGCGGTCGTCGCGTCACTCGATCTCGCGGTTCGAGGGCTCGACCGACATCGAGATCGAGGTTCCGACGTCGGGGTTCGGGATGCTGCTCAATGCGGTCATGGGTTCCGTGACGAACACTCTCGTCTCGGCCGGCCTGTATCAGCAGGTTCACACACTGTCGAAGACGGACCCGCACCCGACGTTCACGATCCAGGAGGTGTTGCCCACGCTTGACGGTGTGTACACGCACCCGCACACGTTCGCCGGCTGCGCTTTCGACTCGCTCGAGATCTCGGCCAAGGAAGGTGAGTACGTTCAGGCAAAGTTGTCGGCGACGATTCGCCGGCTGCTCACGGACGTCGCCGCGACGGCCGCGTCGTACCCCGCGGTCGACTCGCTGTTCACGTTCGTAGGCGGTGAGATTCGTGTTGGGACGGCCACGCTCGCCGCCCCGACGACGACGGCGCTCGCGACTGTGCTCGGCGCACCGAAGGGCAACGTTCGCGACGCGTCGGTCGCTGTCAAGCGCAATCTGGACTCGAACGGGTACAACCTCGGCGGGGCCGGATATCGCGTGCGGCAGCCGGTCCTCGGGCGTCCCGAGGTCACGGGGAAACTGACGGTGGAGTACACCGACAACGACCTGCGAGATGCGTACCTGAATCAGCAGAATCTTTCGATGCTGCTGACGTTCACGAACGGGACCGCCGCGCTGCAGATCGCTCTTCCCGCGATCCGCCTCAAGGGCGAAGTTCCGGCGTCGAACGGCGGCGAGCCGATCACGCAGTCGATCGACTTCGAGGCGTTCGACAACGGGACCGCGGCCGAGCCGATCTGGATCACGTACCGCACGCTGGACACGACCCCGTGACCGCGCCCCGCGTCACCCTCTCGACGACGGAGACGCGGGCGAAGTTCGAGCGGATCCGCGAGTTCTCCCCGAAACTCGCTCGCCGGCTGCGCCGCGACATGCGGCGTTCGGGCGACGAGATCATCGGCGAGCAGCGGAAGATCCTCGCCGGCCCGCTCCCTCGTGGCATCCGTGCCGCGGGGAAGCGGCGCCGGCGGGTCCGCGATCAGCACGGCCGCGCCCGGTTCCGCACCGTGAACGTCTACGAAGAGACGGACACGAAGCGGCCAGGGCGGTCGCGCGGGCTGCGCCGCGGCATCTCCGACTCGCTGAAAACGCGCGTCGTCTTCGGTAAGAACCGAACCGCGATCACCGTCAGGACGACCGGCGCCAAGCGCACCGGGGCGACGTTCTGGCAGGCGAAGCGGTTCCGGCACAAGACGTTCGGCAGAGAGCCCTACGTCGACCAACAGGGGCAGCCGTATTTCTGGCGCCCCGCGTATGACGGGGCCGCCCGCATGGCGGCCCGCGTCGACTCGGCGCTCGATGAAGCGCTGAAAGAGATCTCAGACCACTAAGAGAAGGGGGCCGCTCATGCCTCAGATTCGCCTCACCGACGACCGTGTCGTCGACGTCGTCAAGCCGAACGTTTCCGAGAAGGTGCTCGCGCAGACGCAGTACCGGCGGGATCTCAAGACGACCCCGCGCGACATGTTCGACGTGATGCAGTCCGTCGAGTGGATCGTCATGCTCCCCGTGTTCGCGACGCTGCAGCGGCACGGCTGCGGCGAGCGGATGCCCGATCTCATGGGCGATGACCGTATCGGGTACTGGCGGCCGCGGATGACCGCCGGCGACGGCGAGGTCGCCGACTTCGAGGAATCGGAGGGTGAGCAGAGCCCGGACCCTCAGTCGTCAGCAATCAGCGACGCGGAGGGCACCGCCCCGAGCGAGGGCTGACCCCCGAGCAGCAACTCGAGTACGACGAGCCGTTCGTCGAGGACCAACTGCGGAAGCGGCTGTTCCTCATCGGGCGGCACGACTACTTCCCGGCCTATACGCCGGAAGTGATCTACGCGCTGGATGCCGATCTTTGGGGGCATCTCGCCGTAACGGCCGACAAGATCCTCGCCGACCGCGAGCGCAATGCGCGCGAGCAGCGAGAGAGGTCTGCAGCGCTCGCGCGCCGCGGAAAGAGGGGGTGATCTCGTGGCTGCGAAGGGTGGCAAAGACTTCCTGATTAGCATCCTCGCGGACGACACCGAAGCCCGGAGCGTCTTCGACGGGTTCGGGTCGTTCGTGAAGAAAGCCGCCGGCGGCATCTCGGCGGCGATGCTCGCCGGCGGTGTCCAGGATGCGTTCATGGGCGCATTCGAGGCCCAGCAGTCGACGGCGGAACTCGCCGCCGAACTCGGCGTCGCCGGCGACGAGGCCGACCGCCTCGGGGCGGTCGCGTCCGCGGTGTGGGCTGACGGGTTCGGGGAAGCGCCCGAGGTGAACTCGGCGATCGGCGACATTCGTCGCAACCTCGGCGAGATGGCCGACGACGACCTCGAGCGCGTCGCCGGCAAGGCGCTCGCGGTGTCGACCGTGTTCGAGGAAGACGTCGCGCGCACGATCGGCGGCGTGTCCGCGCTCGTGAAGAACGATCTCGTCGACTCGGTCGATGAGGGTATGGACGTGATCGCGGCCGGCCTCGCGTCGACCGCGAACCGTGGCGAGGATCTGCTCGACACCTTCACGGAGTACTCGCCGTTCTTTGCGAAACTCGGGTTCGACGCACAGCAGTCGCTCGGGCTGATGAATCAGGGCATGGAGGCCGGCGCTCGAAACAGTGACTTTCTCGCGGACGCGCTGAAAGAGTTCACGATCCGGGCTCAGGAACCCGTCGTGAAGACGGCCGAGGAAATGGCGGCCGCGTACGAGCGGGTCGAGCAGGCCGGCGCATCCCTCGCCCGTGCTCAGCAGAACGAGATCGCGTCTCAGCAGTCGCTCAATGAGGCCCGCGCGCAGGCCGCGATGGATCTCGCCGACATGGCCGATCAACTCGAGGGGGCGGAACTCAGCACCCGGTCGGCCGAACTGGCGCTGCAGCGTGCACAGGAGAACGCCGCGAAGGTGGCGGGCGACTCGGAAGCGACGCAACTCGATCGCGACGAGGCGGCCCTCGCCGTCGATCAGGCGATATTCGCGCTCGAGCAGCAGCGCGAGGCGACGGAGGAACTGCGGCGCGAGAAGGCCGATGCCGACCGTGCCGGGGTGGAGGGATCCGCACAGGTTCAGGCGGCGCACGAGCGCGTCGCGGATGCTCAGAAGGCGAGCGCCGAGGCGGCAGCCGACGTCGCGGAAGCGAACGCGGCCGCGGCTGACAACACGACCCCGCTCGGCAAGGCGTACGAGCGGCTGGGGATCGACGCCGCGTGGGCGGCGAACGCGATCGCAACCGGTGGCCCCGAGGCGCAACGCGCGCTGCAGATGGTCCGTGACGGGCTGCTCGGCGTGACGGATCCGGTCGAGCGGAACGCGCTTGCGGTGCAGTTCTTCGGCACGAAAGCCGAAGATCTGCAGGGCGCGCTCTACGCGATGGACCCGTCGACGGCCGTCGACGCGATGGGGAACGTCGCCGGTGCAGCCGACCGCGTCGGGCAGGCGATCACCGATGGGCCGATGAAAGAGATCGAGGCCATGAGCCGCGACAAGGATCTGATGATCCAGGGATTCCTAGACACGGATGGGCCGATGGGTGACCTCGCTCGAACGTGGGCCGTCTGGGGCGGGGAGATCTCGGGCGTGCTCGGCGCGCTCGGTCCGCTCGCCGGTGCGATGCTGCTGTTCCGTGGGGCTCAGGTCGCCGGCACGGCCGCGACCGCGGCGAACACCGGCGCGATGATCGCGAACAACGCGGCATGGTGGGCATCCCCGGTTACATGGATCATCGCCGGCATCCTCGTCGCGATCGGGCTGCTCGTCGCGGCCGGCATCTGGCTCGTCGAGAACTGGGACGGCGTCTCGGCGTTCTTCGGCGACGTGTGGGAAAACATGATGACCGGCGCCGAGACGGCGACTGACTGGATCGGCGATCGCCTCGGCGAGATCGGCGACTGGTTCGGTAGCCTCGGCGACGGCGTCACCGGCGTTATGAACTTCATCGGCGATGGAATCATGGGCGCCGGCCACGCGATCGCAACCGGATTCGCCTGGCTCTGGAACAACACACTCGGCGCGATCGACATCTCAATTCCCGACTGGGTGCCGTTCATCGGCGGCAATCACATCGGGTTCGACAAGATCGTCATCCCCGCGCTCGCGGCCGGCGGCGTCGCACTCGGGCCGACGCTCGCCCTCATCGGCGAGGCCGGTCCCGAGGCGGTCGTGCCGCTGTCGCAAGCAGGCGACTACGGGCTCGGCGGAAGCGGCGACGGCGAGGTGACGCACGTCGTGCTGAATCTCGACGGTCGCACAGTGTACGAGGCGGTCGAACGCCACAAGCGAAAGCGGAGGTAACAGGATGCAGGCAGGTCCGGCAGGATTCGAGGCGGCGATCGGAGAGCGCGACGCGCTCACGGTCGCCGCCCCGTCCCCGGGCGGCAACCTCGGCGCGGCGAACGGGTGGGCTCGAGAGATCGAGGTCATTCGCTCGCTCGACGGGGAACTGCCCGACGCGGCGTCCGATGTCGTCGGCTCGGTGTCAGCGGAGATGACCGTTCGCGGGGATGCTTACGCGGCGTCCGCGCCACGTCTGTTGCGGGCGTCTGAGGCGGCCGCGTGGCTGCAGTCGGCGACGTCGTGCGCGGTCGGGTACGACGGGCTGACCGTGCCGGTGTTCGCCGGCCTCGTGAACGATCTCGACGCGTCCGAGGAATCCGGCGACCTCGTGCTGACCGCTCGCGACGCGGCCGACCGACTGACAAAGCCGGTCCGGCTCAAGCCGTACGGGTCGAACATGGACCGTCGCGGCCGCGAGGGTCGCCACCCGACGAACACCTCGGCGGTCGTGACGGCGATCCTGCATGAGAACGGGATTCGCGTCACGCCGGCGCCTCGCTCGGACGCGTGCGAACTGTACGTTCCGGGTGTCGGGGGGTGGCTCGCTGACATCGGATGGACGTACCCACAGGGTGCCGGCGTCCCGGTCGACGGGTGGCTCGAGCCGTCCCGATTCGCCGTCGCTCCGAAGGCGACCGGCGAGCAGTTGCGCGGGTTCTTCAAGACCCGACGCAACTACGGCGGCAGCCGGTCGATGTTCGAGGCGTTCGTGAACGTAACAAGCGGCATGAGTCGCGCCGTCCTGTCTGTGCTGCTTGAGGGCTCGCGGTTCATTCTGCGCGTAACCGGCGGAAAAGTCGTCGTCGAGGCGACCAACGGGGGCGGCGCGGTTGAGATCATGTCGGCGAACGTGGCGACCGGGTGGCGGCATCTCTGTTTCGAGGTCGGCGGGAACTACCGGCGACTGTGGATCGACGCCGCTCAGGTGTTCGCGTCCGACACCGCATGGCCGATCACCGTGTCGGCGCAAGAGATCAACTATGTGCAGTGGGACGCCGGCGGCGTGCAGGGCGTCGCCGCGTACTGGCAGCCGACGACGAACACCCGGCCGAGCGCCGGCTACGTCGCTCACTCGCCCGAGGCCGACGTCGCTCAGGGCGCGCTCGACGTGATCGGCATCCCTGCCGTCGACGGCCGCGAGTCGTGGGACGTCCTGAAAGAGATCGCGGCCGCCGAACTCGGCATGGTCGGATTCGATGAGAGCGGCCGGTTCGCGTTCCGCACTCGCGCGATGATCGCGGATGGGCTGATCCCCGTCGCGACGTGGGACGTCGACCTAGTCGACGATCTGCACCCGTCCGTGTCTCTCGACAGTGTCGTGACGCGCGCGACGGCGACTGTGCGGCCGCTGCGCGGCGTCGACGCCGGCCTCGGCGCCGAGACGGAGGAAACTGCGGCACAGCCGTCGTTCATGCTGAGTGATCTGTTCTCGATCGAGCCGGGATCCTCATATCTCGATCTCGCGACCGGCGATCCGGTGCTGTCGTATCAGCAGAAAGTGAGCATCATCCAGCAGCAGGGCGGCGCTTACACGGCGGCTCTCGGCATGGCGGTCTGTCAGGATCCGGGCGGGCTGGTCCGATACGAGGGAATGCAACTCTCGGCATGGATCCAGCCGCTCGACACCCGCACGATCCGCGTGCACTTCCTGAATAACTCGGGGCAGGCGCTCTTCCCGGTCTGGCCCTGGGACTGGACCGAGGCCGGCGGTGTCTCTGGTCCGGTGCCGTACAACCTCAGCGCGGGCTCGCCGGCGCTGTGGATCCTCGGCGTGCAGTTCGGCGACTATTGGGATAGTCCGGTAACGATCGACCGCACGAACGCCGGCGCCGCGACATGGGGAGATCGCGTGTACGCGTTCCCCGACTCGGACTGGCGACAGGACGTGTGGACGACACGCGCGTTCATCGACGGTTTCCTCTCGGCCACGGGATCCCCGCGGGCGACGCTCGCTCAGGTCACCGTGCCGGCCGACCCGCGCTGGCAGATCGGAGATCTCGTCAGGCTCACCGATTGGCGCGGTCGTCAACCGGGGATCGTCGCCCGCATCACCTCGAGCCGGCTGCGGATCTCGCATGAGGTCGAGAACGGCATGATCGGAACGTACGGGCTGCGGCAGGTTGCCGGATCCCCGCCGACGATCGTCACTCAGCCGGCAGACGGTGCGCGCAATGCCGGCTCGACGATGACGTTCACCGTCGCCACGAGCGGCGCGACGTCGCATCGCTGGCAGATGCAAGAGCGCCCGGGGGTGGAGTGGCGCGACGTCGGGGTCGGTACGTCCTACACGACGCCGACTCTCGAGCCGGCGCACTCGGAGCGTCGCTACCGGTGCAACGCGGCCGGGCTCTTCGGCGATGAGTGGACGCGCGAGGCGCGCGTCATCATGGCTGCACCTGGCGCGCCCGCGGTGACACAGCACCCGGCGAGCACGGGGGCACAGGTCGGGTCGCCGGTGTCCATCTCGGCCGCGGCGTCGGGGGATCCCCTGCCGTCGCTGCAGTGGCAGCGCTCGAACCCGCCGGGATCGCCGTTCGTCGACGTACCCGGGGCGACGGTGTCACCTCTGGCATTCACGGCCGACATGTCGAACGCCGGCAATTACCGCGCGGTGTTCACGAACTCGGGGGGAACCGCGATCTCGAACATCGCTCTCGTCGACGTCTATTGGGACTAGGGGAACGGGGTATGCGGTGGAAGGTATCGGGGCATGGCTCGGGGGGCTGACCGTGGGTGAGGCGGTGCTGTGGGTCGTTGGCGCGGCCGCGGTCGGTGGCGGCGTCTGGAAGGGGTGGCCGGCTGCGAAACAGATCATCCGTGGTCTGTACGCCGCGGTCGTCCTGGCCGAGACGCTGGCGAACCTGCCGGCGACGCTGGCGGCGATCGAGTACGAACTCAAGCCGAATGGCGGGCGGTCGATCAAAGACCGAACCGAGCAGACGGTGCAGGGGGTCGCGGAACTCGAGGCGACCGTCGCGGCCGTCGTGCTGCAGCAGGGCGAGATCGCTCAGCGGCAGGACGCGACGGCCGCCGACGTCGCGCATGTGCGGCGCCAAACGGCGTCGCTGAAAACGAGCGTGGGCAGAGTGCGCCGGCGGCTCGACGAACACATTCAGGCGGGCGAACCCGCCGGAAAGGAGTAGACGCTATGAACACTTTCTGGGAGCAGTTCGCGGCATGGTTCACGGAGGACCGCCGGTCGAAGATCTACGCCGTGACGATCGCCGTCACGGCAGTTCTCACCGGGGCGGGCACGCTCGCCCCGGCCCACGCCGAGCCGATCCTCGTCGTCGTGCAGGGCGTGCTCGCCGCGATCGCCGCGGCGGTGCAGTTGTCCAACCTCACATGGGCGGGCCGTGCGCGCTGGTACACGTCTGTCGGTCGCGCGGCGCTGTACGCCGGCGCCGGATCGGTGGGCGCGCTGCTCGTCGCGTTCGGGATCCTCTCGCCCGATCAGGTCGACGAGGCGCTGCAGGTCGTCGCCGGCGTTCTGACGATCATCGGTTCGGTGCTCGGCGTGATCTACCTCAAGCCGGACACGGTCTGACGTGGCGCGTGTGACGTTCGCGTTCGCCGACCCGCGCCCGGACGGAGCAGACGCTCCGACCGGGTCGCGGGTACGGTGCGCGCTGCTGCAGCCGGATTCATCGGCAGATGTCATCCGCTCGACGGCCGCGTTCGACGTCGATCTATACGATGGTGCGGGCGAGGCGACCCTCGCCTCGGGCGTCTGGCGGATCACGGTCGAAGGTGTCTCGGGCGTCGACGAGCGATTCGTCATCGTGCCGGCCGGTGATGACGAGTACGCATTCCGATCGCTCGTCGACGTCGACCCGGCGACGCTCGCGCCGTCACCGGAGGCCGTGGCCGTTTGGCAGGATCTCTACTCGCGGTTGGCCGCCGGCGGTGGCGAGATCGGGGGAGGTCGGCAGTCGGTCGATTACTCGTTCCCCGGTGACCTCGTGCCGCGGATTGGTACGCCGTGGCGATCGCCGTCTGCCCTCTGCAGGCTGACGAAACTCACCGTCGACGGCGTGATCTACGAACCCGGCGGGCTGGCGCTGCGGCTCACCGTGAACGGGGGAGTGGTCGCGGAGATGGACACGCGCGCCGCGGCGGATCGGTCGATCCCGCTCGCGGTCACGATCGGCAACGGGGCGCGGGTCGCCGTCGACATCGTCGAGGTCTTCCCGAATCCCGCGATCTCGCTCGAGCCGGCATATCCGCCGCGCGACGTCGTCGTTCAGGTCTGGTGGGAATACCTGTGA